CGCTCGAGGCATTGGCCCCAGAACGCCCCCTCAAGCCGCACCGGCGAAATGCCGTAGGGTACCAGCCCTCTTGGCCAGCAGAACATGTGGTCCTGCCAGCCCAGCCTCGGGACCGACATCGCACACATGACACGCTGCGGGCCGGAGCCCGTGTCGAGCACGGCCGGCTTGATGCCAGCCACAGGTGACGCCGCGCCCACGGCATCCTCCTTTGTTGAGGTTGTCGTCAATCAGCCAGTGGTCACTTCACGACCAGGGTCGTGACGTTCGCATCAGCCGCGGAGTCGACGCCACGCTCGCCCTTGCCGAGCCGGGCCGCGACCACCACAGTGTTGTTGCTGGCGTTGGCCGTCGCTTCCGCGGAAGGCGTGACCGAGACCTGCAGGTACCGCTTCAGACCCTTGGTGCTCAGGTCAAACCGAGTCACGTTGACCGTCGCGGTGTTGGCCACGCCACCGAGGGTGTAGTCGGTGTCTTGCACGAGGTCCGTGATCGCGGCGTACGAGCCGTCCGTGTCGCTGTGCTTGACGCTCACGACGCTGGGGGCCGCCGTGTTGGCGATGCTGCGGTAGCCGACGTCGATGCTGACGGTGTCAAACCCGAGGGCGTCGATGGCCACCGTGTGCGTGCCAGCCGAGGCAAGCCCAGCGGCAGCGGTCAGCGAGATCACGCTCTTGCTGTTGGCAACAGGGTCCATGGTAAGGGTCTCTCCTTGGTGAAGTCTTAGAGCGTGAGGCCAACCACCGGGCCAGCCGTCGAGGCGTCACCCACGTCGGAGGTGACGATGTCGAAGCGGCAGAGGCCCTGCAGGTACGTCTGGTCAAACTCGATGTAGCGGTCGGTCGAGGACCGGATGGCGATCTGCTGCCGCAGCCCGTAGTGGGTGCTGAGTCGCAGGTTGCCAAACAGGGCGATGACCTGGCCGGCCGTCGGGGCCGACCGCATCGAGTTGTTGAAGTACACCGGGTAGCCCATGAACCGCTGCTCGCTGGCACCGGCCGAGAGCTCGGCTGCCGAGACGCCACCGGCACTCAGCATCAGGGGCAGCATGCAGGTGCTGTAGACCTGCGGCGTGACGTACCAGCCGGCACCGGCCCGAGCGTAGCTCGGAAGCTTGCCGATCAGCTCGGCGAAGTCGTCGACGGTGATGGCCGAGAGCGAGCTCTCGCCGCTGTCGTTGGTGCCGGCAGTCAGCGTCTCGTTCTCGAACTTCCACTGGACCCCGCGGATGCCACCGTGGGTCGAGGTGCCGTCACCAGCAAAGCCGGCGTCGTCGATCTTCTGGGCGAGCGACAGGGCGAACTCCTGGGCGACGAGGTCGGCCAGGTCGATTACCGAGTCCTCAATGAGCGAGTTGGGAATCCGGGTTGCGACCCGGCAATCCTTGGCCGACAGCATCACGTTGTCGGTCGCCATGTCGGTGGCCGTCGTCTCGCTGTTGTCGCTCACGAAGTAGGCGGTGTTGCCGCTCACCCGGCGAGGGACGTAGAGCGTGTTGCTCGACATCGGGATGACATTGGCCTGAGCCGGGATGGACCCATACTCATCGACCAGGCGGATCACGGTGGCAGCGAAGGTCTCGGGGATGAAGACCCCGCCCTTGCTGTTGTCGTTGCTCGAGAGGGCACGCTCCTCGACGTTCCGCTCGTACCACGAGCGGTCCTCGGAGCGACCGAGCACGAAGCCGCGAATCCAGCGACCGCAGACCTCAGCGTCGTCGGTGCTGCCGAAGGCGCGAAGCCGGCCGACGTGCGGCTGCTTGCGGACGGCCACGGGCTCGGGCGTCTCAGCGACAGCCACGGGCTTGGCAGTGGCGGCGACCTTGCCGCGGAGGGAGGCGATCTTCTCGGCAATCGCAGTCTCGGTGGCGAGCCGCTCCTCAAGCTCGTTGGCCTCAGCGGTCAACGTCTCGATCTCGGCGGTTTGCTCCTCGGTGCGATCCTCAACCTTGGCGAGGTCATCGAGAAGGGCGGCCACAGCAGCGGCCCGGTCCTGAAGCTTGTTCAAAGAAGCCATCCGTGGCTCTCCCGTTAGAGGGTGACGATCCATGTCTGTCACTCACCCTACGGCAGCCACTGCAAACGTCAGAGAGGTTGCATACCTAACTAGGTAAGGCCCGGCGGCAGACGTACTCAGCCGGCACGATTGCCTTGGAGCGATGGTCGCACCGCGGGCACATCACGTACCGCACTTGATGCGACTCACCCATCTGGCGGCTGCAGTAGGTCTGCAGCCGAGCCTGCCCGCATTTGGGGCAAGTGTCACCCGGCTTTGCCACGCGCAAAACTCCTGAGCCTCGCGGCCCGCAGCCGCGTTGATGCCTGCACGACGTCTGGCCCGACAACGTGTGGCACCGACTCAGGTGTAGCCTGCTCTGCAAGCCAAGCCTGGAAGGAACGCATGGCCACTTGGGCTGTTGTGCTCGGGTACGCCGGCTGCACGACCGGCCCGAGCTCGTAGATGGTCGCCTGCCGCACCTCGCGGATCGCTCGGCCACCCTCGTCGGTGGTGAACGACTCCCCGCCCTTGTCTACGGAAAACGTGAATGATGCACCCTTCACGTCGCGCCGAGAGATGAGCTCGAGGATGTCGGCCCGGCTGGCCGGCGGCGTGACCTCAAAGCCGACGCCCTTGTCGTCGCTCCAAACCTTGAGCGTGCCGCTCGACTCCCGGCCAAGAAGGATGTCGGGATTGTGGTTGTAGTAGCTCACCAGGTCCGTGCGGCCCCGCTGGCGGTTGAGCACCTTGTCGAAGGCCCCTGGCATCACCCGCTCCCGGAAGCCGCCCAGGTCGACGCTGAGCCGGTTGTAGACGACAGCGTAGCCGCGAATCACGGCCCGGCCATCGGCCCGCTCCTCAACCACGATCTCGTCGTTGGCCTCGTAGGCAATGTCGCGTGTTTCAATGTGCTCACTCATCGCTCAACTCCTCTTCGTCGTCATCTGGCATCTCATCGTCGTCTGGCTCTGGAGCCGGCGGCTCAGGCTGGGCAGGCGGCTCGGGCTGCTCGCCTTCCGGCATCGGCCCGAGGTTCTCCTTTTGCCGCACCTCCTCGGGCGTCATCCACCCGTTGCGGATGGCGACCTCGTACGCCTGGTAGCGGGTCGTGATGTCGCTCCGCAGGAGGCCCTCGACGAGGAACTCTGCGTAGAGGTCGTCTTGGTCGTCGAGGATGTCTCGCTCAATGGCACCCTCAATCCGCCGCAGCCAAGGCTGGATCGTGAACTTCTCGAAGCTCACCATCTCGCTGGCCAGGTTGCCCCACGTAGCCCTGCCGAGCTCCTGGATCATGTGTGGCGGCATCTTCCAGATCCGGCACACCGAGAGAAGTGACTGCATCCAGAGCTCGGCCAGCTGGCTCTCCTGGTTGGTCGCCGAGACCGTGTCGACCTTGAGCCCGTTGGACAGCACGGCCACCTCGCCGGCTCGGGACGGCCCGCGGTGCCGGTTGTTCCACTGCTCCCGCAGCTGCTCTCGCACCTCGCGTGGCAGGGCCTGGTCCGTATGCAGCACCATCCCAGGCTGAGCGTTGTTGCGATAGAACGTGCTGGCGTACTGCTCGAGCGACCGGGCCAGGTTGATGGCGTCCTTGCCCAGGTCAATCGGCACCGCGCCGTTGATGCCGTCAAACGACAGCCAGCGGACGTGCATGATCTGGTCGGCCCGGTAGACCACTTGGCTGCCGGTCCCCGGCTCACGGTAGAGGTAGGTGAGGGTCTTGTCGTCCTCCTGCTTCACCTCCATGCCAGACGGGTGCAGCGGGTGCAACTCAGTGACGCTGCCGCGGACGCCGGGCACCTTGAGGTTGTAGGCCGAACCGTAGAAGCCCAGGTGCAGGCACATCTGCTCGATCCACTCGTAGCGTGTCTGCCACGAGTTGGGCCGCTTGGCCAGCACCCGATAGAGCGGCAACTCCTTGGCTCGCTCGGCATCGGTGTCGTTGACTCGGCGATAGAGGTGCAGCGGAAGGCTGGCGACGGTCTCGGCCACCACCCGAGCACAGGCGAAGTAGACGTTGGTCTTCATCGCCGTCTCGGGCGTAACCCGCATTCCCTGGTCGCTTGCCAGCATGACGAGGTCGTCCCAGCGGCTCGTGCGTTGCTCGAGCCAGCGGATCTCCGGTACCGTGCCGTTTTCGCTCATGTGGTCATCACCAGAACATGATCTCGGGCATCTCTGCAGGCTTGTGCTGCTCGCCCATGTGGATACCGCATGCCATCGCCAGGGCGACCGCTCCGTCGATTCGCTCGGTGCTCTTGGCTTTGCTCAGCTTGACGTTACCAGCCGGGTCCATCTGCACCGCTGCGTTGCCTAGTTGCCAGCCTAGCAGCCGATTGCCAGCAAGCCGCAGTTTTCCATCGACCAGGGCCGCCTCGAGAGCCTTAGTCGGCGAGGACATCGACGCGAAGCCCTGCCCGAACATCACGACGGGCAAGGATTCTGAGGCAAGCTGCTGCGCAAGCATCGTGGCATTCCATCGGTCAATCGCCAGCCCGCGGCAGTGATGCTGCTCGCAGAAGGCCATGATGTCTCGCTGAATGACACCGTAGTCAGTGCTGCGGCCGTCGGTGATCGTCAGCCACCCGTCACGCTCCCACTGCGAGTACGGCACACGGTCTTCCTGCTCACGCTTGGCCGCGTTCTCGCCGGGAATCCAGAAGTGGGCGTAGACATCGACCAAGCCATCCTCGGCCGGAAACCACGCCACAAAGGCCGACGTGTCAAACGTGCTGGCGAGGTCGAGCCCAGCCCAGAAGTCCCGGCCGGCCAGCGGCTCAGGCGGGCCGCTCATGCACGCCTCAATCTGGTCAGGACGCACCCACTTGACGTCACTGGTCGTCGGCACGTTGAGCCGGTACCGCAGGAACGACGAGAGCTTGGTGGCCGAGTTGGCCGCCTCCCGGCAGTCCGCTGCAAAGGACTCCTCGCTGATTGTCTCGCCGAGCGATGGGTTTGCCTTGTTCCACACCTTCGGGCTTTTCCAATCGTCCTCCCGGTCGGCAGCGTAGATGCAGCCGAAGAACGCCGGGTCAAACGTCAGGTCGGCGATGCACCGCTCGGCGTAGTCGTGCTGCTCCCACCAGAGGTGAGTCTTGTTGAACTCGCCGGCCGTCGTGATGCTCAGCACCAGCGGCTGCCGCCGGGCCGCGCCGCCGTACCGCAGGGCATCCCACAGCCGGCGGTCGCCACGCTGAGCGTGGAGCTCGTCAAACAGCAGGCAGTGAATGTTGAGCCCCTCAGCCCGGAACGCATCGGCTGAAAGCACCCTATAGAACGAGTTGCTCGCTCGGTGAATGATGCTCTTCCGGCTGTCCACCACCTCGAGCACCTTGCTCAAGGCCGGCGACGAGCGGACCATCGACGCAGCCTCGCGGTAGATGATG